GGTATCGGGCACAATAAGCCTTTCGTGAGTATCAATTCACTCACTGAAGTTCAGAAGACAGACTTGAAGAATGCCATTCATCAAATGAATGATAGCATGACCAGAGCAGCAGCAGAAAGGGACTTCCAAAAAGAAGCTCTTAGCGAAGCTTTTGACAAGACTGGTGTGGACAAGAAGATCATTCGCCGCATGGCCAAAGCCTACTTCAAGTCCAACTATAACGAAGAGCAGGAAGAGAACCGTCAGTTCGAAGAATTCTATGACGCTGTGATGAAGTAATGGTAGGTTATAGTTATAAACCTTCCGATTATATCGCTGATGCTAACAGCAGTTATTCCATTGCTGTTAGCAGTATGCCAAAACAGTCCGATTGGCAATGCACTCTTATCGGTGGTCCAAATGGTGCTGTTTATAATCCTTCAGAGGGCAATGAGCCCAATTGGTTCCATCGAAAGATGCAAGAACTTTGCTTTGGTTTCAAATGGAGAAAGTCCAAGTAATGGCAAAAGATGTGATCGCAAGAATGGAAGAACTCATGAGGCCTATTGACAGGCAGATCATGATGTGCGATAATGAAGAAGATGTATTGATGTTGGCTTCCAGCATGATGATCACCGCTAAGATGATTTATATTCAGCAGCTTGGTGGTGAAGGCGCTAAATATCTAATTCAAAAAATGGTGAATGAAATTGACGAACGAATCCTTCCTGTGGGTCGAGAAGTACCGCCCGAAAACTATTGCTGATTGTATTCTTCCTGATCGTTTGAAGAAGCCGTTTCAGGAATATGTAGAGAAGCAAGAAATTCCAAATCTCATGTTGACTGGTTCTGCTGGTGTCGGTAAGACAACGGTAGCGAAAGCAATGTGTGATGAGATTGGAATCAATCATCTCTATATCAATGCTTCTGAAAATCGTGGTATCGATATGCTGCGAACCACGATTCGTGGTTATGCTTCCACTGTGTCTCTGACCGGCGGTAAGAAAGTCATCATCCTAGACGAAGCAGACTATATGACTCCCGATGCACAGGCAGCAATGCGTGGTGCTATCGAAGAGTTTGCCAAGAATTGTACATTCATCTTCACTTGCAACTTCAAGTCCAAGCTGATTGATGCTCTTCACTCTCGTTGTTCTGTCATTGACTTTGCATTGAAGAATGATGAGAAGTCTAAGATGGCCATGCAGTTGATGAAGCGCATGGAGAATGTTCTAACACTAGAGGGTATTACTTATGATAAAGCGGTTCTTGCGAAGATTATCGAAAAGTACTTCCCTGACTATCGCCGTACTCTTAATGAGCTACAGCGGTATAGTTCTTCTGGCGTTTTGGATGCAGGCATCGTTGCACAACTCACAGATGTTCGTAAAATTTCCGAGCTGGTTAAGTTTCTGAAAGAGAAAAACTTTGGTGATATGCGAAAGTGGTGTGTAGCCAATTCCGATATTGAACCTGCACGGATCTATCGGAAAATATATGATAGTCTTTATGAGTATTTTAAACCGGAAAGTATTCCGCAAGCGGTTGTAATTATTTCCAAGTATCAGTATCAAGCTGCATTTGTTGCAGATCAGGAAATCAATTTGGTTGCTTGTCTAACAGAATTGATGGTTGACTGTGAGCTTATTTGATGATATAATATCTTCTACAATAGAAGAGGAAGACATGTCAATTTATCCGAGCGTTGATAACGGAAAAATTTATCGCGAGATTACCAAGTTTATTGAAAATCAAAACTTCGTTTTTGATATTGATGAATTGTTAACTGTCAAGCAAGTGGAAAACTTGGCCGAAGATGTTAAGTTTTTTAAGATTGCCGACTGTGCATTGAATATCAAGAAAAACTTTCCAAAAAGCAAGAGAAAGTTTATCGATAGTAAAAACTATGATGGTAAACTAGTCGATTATATTCCAGTAAAAGAACATGAGCGTCTGTGGAATGCAGATCAAAAAGAATGGCTATATCTTATTGCCTATTCCAAAAAAGTTGTAAAAATTGGAATGACTAGTTCTGGGCTACAATCTAGGTTCTCTTCATATAATTGTGGCACGAAAAAGGCTATGATTAAGGGTAGCTGTGCTACTACTAATTTTGTTATTACTCAGGCAAACTATCTTGCAATTCAAAAAAAGTTCGACGTTGAAATCCTCGCATATAAGGTTCCTGAAAACTGGACAGAAATGCGTATTTTTGGTAAAAAGCAAAAGGTCTTAAATAAGGTTGCTCATAAATATGAATCGACCCTGATAGATTTCTATTATAAGAAAACACAAAAAATGCCTCCTCTTTGCAGTGCATCTGGTCCAACAGAATGAAAAGCAGACAAAAAGAGTTAAATAAGTTTTATACTAATCCTGATATTGCCAAAGAGTTTGTTGATAAGATCGACAGTCTCGTATCTATAAAAGATTACAATCTTGTCATAGAACCCTCTGCAGGTTCAGGCAATTTCTTAAAGTTTTTGCCGAAGAACACTCTTGCTCTTGATCTAGAACCTGAAGGTAAGAACATTAAAAAACAGGATTTCTTTACTTATATTTCTCCGTATGATCCATTACATAATAACATTCGTATATTGTGTGTGGGTAATCCTCCTTTTGGATCTGGTTATATGAATCCTTTAGCCAAAGCATTTTTCAATCATGCCGCTAAGTTTAGTGAGACGATTGCATTTATTGTACCTGCTAAATGGCATTCATCTTGGAAAGTACATTATCAACTTGATCCTAATTTTGGTCTTTATCATAGCAGTCTTCTTCCAAAGAATAGCTTTCTTTTTAAAAATATTCCATATGATGTTAATTGTTGTATGCAAGTTTGGTCTAAGGCAGCATTAGGAAAAAATCTTCGTATTACCAAAAGACCAGCAACAAAACATGAAGACTTTGATGTTTTTCTTACATGCGATAATGTTAAGAAAACTCCTTATGTGAGAGAGCAAATAAAGAACAAAATCTATTGGGAATTCGGTCTAAAGTATTGGGGTAAAATCGGTCTATGTGATATGGAAGATGTTCCTCATACAACGACAACTCATTTTGTGTTTGCTCCAAAGAAACCTTATGTTCGTAAAGTGTTTGAACAAATTGATTGGAAAAACTACATTACAAATATGGGTGCTCCAAACATAGGCGGCAAATCTATTATTATAGAAGCATATGTCCAAAAGAAAAAAGAGTTGGATATTGAATGACTGACCTTTTCAAAGACATTATACCTTCTATCCAACAGACTAAGAAGGTAGTTATCACCTCTGAGAACGAGCGGGACTATGTCCCGTTCGTCGTTAACCGTTCCATATCTTTCCACCTGGACATGGTAATGGCCGCAAATGAGATGAATATGAACCCATCAACCGACAATCTCCTACAATATCACTATCTGCTAAATACTGTACGGGCGTATAAAAGGCCTTTCCAGAAATGGCAGAAGCGTGATACTATAGAGAATTTGGATGCTGTTAAAGAGTATTATAACTATTCCAACGAGAAGGCTAAGGACGCCCTTTCATTATTGTCTACCGCGCAAATTGAAGATATAAAAAAGAGTTTAAATAAAGGTGGTTTGAATGTTAGACATAAACGAACTAGTGGAGGTAACATTACCTAGTCCAGACAACTTTTTAAAAGTTCGTGAAACTTTATCACGCATTGGAGTAGCCTCAAAAAAAGATAAAACACTATATCAGTCCTGTCACATACTACACAAGCAGGGTAGATATTACATCGTTCATTTTAAGCAATTATTTTTATTAGACGGGAAGCAGTCAGACTTCGTAGAAGATGACCGCGCCCGTCTTAATACTATTGCCAACCTGCTCCATGAATGGGAGTTAATAAGTTTGGTAGACGAAAATAAAAGTGCAGCACCTATAGCTCCACTGTCCCAGATCAAGATCATTTCTCACAAAGAGAAGAGCGATTGGAACCTTGTTGCTAAATATAACATAGGCAAAAAACGCAGGGAAGAATAACTATGGCCAGTAATACAACATTTAAACTATTTGCAGATAAGATGGGCGGCACAAAAGCCAATGTTTATATTGGTACGCCTGGCGAAATGTTTTATGATATAGATGGAAATACAGCGATTCGATTATCGGACGGAGTGACTCCAGGTGGTATTCCATTTGGCATCGTTCCTACCAGAGTTTCTTATAGTCCACAATTCACTACTGCTAATAACGAAACTCTCAATGGAACAGTGACTACTGGCTCTTATGTTAAGCAGGGTCATATATGCCACTTTAGAGTTAACGTAGATTTTGCTAACACTACGAACTTTGGAAATACATCGCAATATCAAGTTACTTTACCTTTTCCTACAGAAGCGACAATAACGATTCGTGGTGGAACACTACATCAAAC